GCTCCGTCACGCGGTCGCGGCTCAGAAACAGGCGTGGCTCTGAAAGACGGTCGTAACAACGCAGGAACCGCTCCCTGACGGTCGCGGCTCAGAAACAATCCGCGAGTGGTCGTGGCTGAAGGCTGAGGTGGCCTCGGCGGCAGACCGCTCCTTGCAGTCGCGGCTCCGTCACGCGGTCGCGGCTCAGAAACCGGCGCGGATCGGTAACAGGTATGGATCGGTAACAGCACGAAGAACCGCTCCCTGACGGTCGCGGCTCAGAAACGGCGGTGGAAGGTGAAGGCGAGGTGAAAGAGATGATCGATGTGCGCAAGGAACATCCGGAATACGTCGCGCAAAGGGACGTGTGGCCGAAGTATCGCGACCTGTACGTGGGCGGCGAGCAGTTCATCCGGCGCTCGGGGCAGTACCTGATTCCGCGGTTGCGGGAGCCGGGGGACGTGTTTCTGGAGCGCACGAACCGGGCGTTTTACGAGAACTACATCGGGTCGATCATCGACTGGTACGGCGCGACGCTATTCCGGCGCGAGCCGGCGCTGACGCTGGACGGCCAGGACGACAGGGCGCGGCAGTTCTTCAGCCAGTTCGCGGAGGACTGCGATCTGCGGGGATCGACGCTGAGCGAGTTTTTCCGGCGGCAGATGATCGAGGCGCTGGTGGTGGGGCGATCGTACATCGTAATCGACTTTCCGAACCCGGCGACGAAGGCGCAGAACCGCGCGGAGGAAGACCGGCTGGGGCTGAGCCGGGCGTACTTGTGCGAGTACGCGGCGGAGAGCCTGGTGAACTGGCAGCGCAACGAGCGGGGCGAGTTCGACTGGGTGGTGCTGAGGACGGAGCGAAGGGTGGACGAGCCGGGGGTGGGGGAATGGGCCACGGAGCGGCGGTGGGTGTACTACGGGCGCGAGCAATTCCAGGTGTACGAGCAGTGGGAGCGCAAGGGGCAGGCGGGGCCGGTGGAGCTGGTGAAAGAGGGCGTGCACGGGCTGGCGGCGCAGAAGGTGGTGCCGCTGGTGGAGTTCAGTTTTGGCGAAGGCATGTGGCTGATGAACAAGGCGGCGTCGCTGCAGCTCGAGCATTTCAACAAATCGAACGCGCTGGGATGGGCGCTGACGATGGGATTGTTCGCGATGCCGGTGGTGTACAGCGACCGGGAGTGGAAGGAGTGCATCGGGGAGAGCTACTACCTGCAACTAGGCCCGCAGGACAAGTTCGGGTGGACGGAGCCGGAGGGGCACGTGTACCAGGTGGCGCTCGAGAACATCGACCGGCTGAAGCAGGAGATTTACCGGGTGTGCTACGCGCTGAACCAGGCGCTGGACCCGGGGCCGAACAACACGCAGATGACGGGGGTGAGCAAGCAGCGGGACTACCTGATCACGCAGGAGGTTCTAAGAGGGTTCGGCGACCGGGTGAAGGACACGCTGAAGAAGGTGCTGCGGGTGGTCGGGAAGGCGCGGGCGGACGAGATCGGGATCGATGTGTCGGGGCTGGACGAGTTCGACATCGGGGACTTTTCGAGTGAGTTGCAGGACGCGCAGACGTTGTTGGGCCTGGGGATCGATTCGGAGACGTTCCGGACGCAGGTGCTGAAGAGGCTGGCGCTGAAGTACTTGTGTGACGTGCGGCAAGAGGTTAAGGAGAAAATCGCGCAGGAGATCGACGCGGGGCCGGCCGGGGCTTGATGGGGCTGTCAAGAAGGCGGCAGGCGGCCACGAGCGGTTGGCGAAAACCGGGGGACAGACGGATCTGTCCACACGGCGCAGAGGACTCAGAGTGTTGAGTGAGAGAGTGGTGCGCGCCTAGGACAGATTCGTCAGTCCCCGGTTGCCCGAGGACGGGGAGGCGGGCGTGGCGATCGGCCCGCAGCGGAAGAGCAGATTTGCCGGGGTGAAGAGATGGGGACAGGAGGCTGTCCCCATTTTCATTTGGCCGGCCGTATCAACCAGCAATGGAACGACGAAGGAGAGAGATCCCATGGGGCAGGACAGCAACGCGCTCTCGCCGGGCGGGAACGACACGCGCGGGATGATCCGCAGCGTGATCGAGGAGTACCTAAGCTCGGAACGGCGCAGGGCCGAGCCCGCGTATCAAGCCGAGCTGACCGATGAGCGCCAGCGGCGAGAGCAGCTCGAACGGCAAGTGAACCAACTGGTGGAAGAGAACCGCAGGACGAAGCGGGAGGTGGAGGAGGGCGACCGGGTGACGCGGATTCGCGGCGAGCTGCAGCGACTGGGCGTGACGAAACTGGACCTGGCCTTCAAAGCGGTGAAAGACGAGATCCAGCGGGCGCCAGACGGAAGCCTAGTGGCGAAGACGCCGGAGGGCGAGATTCCAATCAAGGATTACCTGAACCAGTTCGTTCAGGACAATCCGGAGATTCTGCCGGCGCGGATGGCGGGAGGGTCCGGAATGCTGTCGCCGGTCCGGAGCAGCGCGGGCGCGAGCATCGACCTGGATTCAATCCGGCCGGGGATGAGCGCTGAGGATATGCAAAGGGTGCGCGAGCAGATCGCCCGGGTCGCGATGCAGACCCTGCGGGGCGAATAGGGCGGGGCAAGTGAAGTCCCGCGGTGATCAAGAAAGGAAAGGACAAGGAAAAGAGAGATGCCGATTATAACTTCCGCCAACCTGGCGAGTGCGATTGTGAAGCTGGTGGCCGCCGATGCGCTGCCCACGCTGATGGGCAACCTGGTGATGGGCAACCTGGTGACAAGGGACTACGATGCCACGCTGGCCAATGCGGGCGACACGGTGAACGTGCCGATTCCGCCGGTACTGGTGGCGAACAACATTATCGAAGGCGGAAGCGTTCAGACGCAGAACCCGAACCTGGGCAATGCGCCGATCGTATTGAACACGCACGCCGAGGCGACGTTCCAGATACCGGACGTCACGAAAGCGATCGCGGTGCCGACGCTGTTGAAGATGTACATGCAGCCGGCGATGGTGGCGCTGGCGGAACGTGTGGAGACGGACCTGCTGAACCTGTACAGCCGGTTTACGGCGAGCGGGCCGTTGGGCATCGGGGGCACGGCGCTGACCGAAGCGGTGATCGACCAGGCGGAGACGGCGCTGTTCACGGCGAAGGTTCCGACGAGCGAACCGAAGTACCTGGTGGTGCATCCGTCGGCGTATTCGGAACTGCGCATGATCGACCGCTTCACCGAAGCCGACAAGGTGGGGCCGCTGGCGCAGGCGATCGATACGGGCGTGCTGGGACGGATCAAGGACTTCTTCGTGTACCGCTCGCAGTTCGTGGTGCAGACCGGGACGGGCACGGTGACGACGAACAACCTGGCGTTCACACGGGACGCGATCGCGCTGGCGATCCGCCGGCTGCCGAAGCCGCTGCCGGGGACGGGTGCGATTGCCGAGTACGCTGAACTGGGCAACTTCGGGATGCGGGTGGTGATGAGCTACCAGCCGAACACGCTGGCGCAGCAATTCACGGTGGACATCCTGTACGGCTGCGCGGTGCTCAGAAACAACCACGCCTTGCAGGTGTGGAGCTAGGGGCGAGGAAACGGTGACGGGCGCCTTCGCAGAGGGCGCCCGCAGATCAGAGTCAAGGATTGGAAGTTCATTGAATAGATCGAGCAGCGTAGGGAACCACTCTCGCCAGAGACAACCCGAATTTTGCCGGCCATTCGCCATCGATGGCTCGTCTCTGGTTTCTATGGGTGGCCCGGAGGGCCACAGCGACTCCTTATAGTCGCGGCTCATAAAAGACGCGGATCGGTGACAGCGAAGGGACCGCTCCTTGACAGTCGCGGCTCAGAAACGGACGCGGCTCAGTAAGAGTTGGGACCTGGTTGAAATGCTCGTCGGAACCGCTCCTTGACAGTCGCGGCTCAGAAACAGACGCGGCTCAGAAACAGACGTGGCTCGGTGACAGTCGTGGATCGGTAACAGACGCGCATCGGTATCGGCAGTGGGATGACTCGTTCAACGGATTTCTCAGTAAGAGTTGGGACCTGGTTGCAATGCTCGTCGGAACCGCTCCCTGACGGTCGCGGCTCAGAAACAGATGCAGCTCAGAAACAGATGCGGCTCAGAAACAGATGCAGCTCAGAAACAGGTGCGGCTCAGAAACAGGTGCGGCTCAGAAACAGGTGCGGCTCAGAAACAGACGCGGATCGGTGACAGTCGCGGATCGGCAACAGACGCGCATCGGTATCGACAGTGGGATAACTCGTTCAACGGATTTCTGCATCGCGGCACTGGGAATACCCGCCACAGGCAAGTCACGGTCCAGGAAAGGGACGCGAGTGAAGCCGAGAGCAGGGGTGTGGGGATCAATGAGAGTAAAGGGATTTTCAAAGAGAAGAAGGGAGCAAAGCGATGGATGTGAGGCAGTACTACAAGAAACTGCACGAGCTGGAGGCAACGCTGCCGGAGGCCGATGCGCTGGTGGTGAGCTTTGAAACGCCGGACGGCGGCAAGGCCGGGGTGCTAACGGAAGTGCCGCGGCGGAACGCGTGCCAGTTGATGCTGGAGGGACGCGCAGAGGTGGCGAGTCAGGCCCAAGCGGAGCAGTT